TAACTGTATCGTTAACCCACTTAACGTGTTTATCGTATAAATTTGTAGTAGACGCAGGACCTTTAACAATTATACCAGCACCGTCTGCTGTTGCATCAGTTCGTTGTGCAACACTGCCAATGTTAACTTCAGTTGCTCCGTCTGCTTGATATAATACTCCGGCACTTGCCGCTGTTACTGTATTTGTACTAGCTGTAAAATTACCGTCTCTTGGTTCCATTACAATCTGTGTTCTATCTGTAGAAATACTCTTAAAAAATCCACTTGCATTTGTTGTAGATTGTGTAATAATCTCATTAACAGACAATTGCGATGCAATATTTGAAGCTACAGCAACATCTAATGTAATTGTAGTGTCACCTGCTCCCAGTTCAATATTATAATCATCAACAGTAAGAGTACTTGTTTCAATTGTAATACTACTACCTTGAACTGTTAAGTCACCTCTAATGATTGTATCACCGTTAACTTCTAAATTTGCTGTTGGTAAATCACCTGCACCTAAGTTAATACCAAATCCTCTATTTGCTGGATTTATTACTATGCCGTCATAGTCTGTATCTCCTAACAGTCTATATCTAAATGTATCATTAATGGCATTGTTTTGTATTACTGTGCCTTCAGCAGTAACAAACATTCTAGTTTGTCCACTGTTACCAATAGTTAAACCTGACTGATTTTGAATAAACAACGATCCTGTTGTTGTTCCATTAGATCCTGATGGTAAAAATTGGCCAGCTGTTTTTCTAATTCTTAGTCCTGTGTCAGGATCTATTTGGTCAGTAATTAATGAATCAGCAGCGTCAGCAACACCATAAATTCTAAAATTATCTTCATCAATAAAACTAATACCTTTTCTAATACCAGTTGTTATTCCTAATTTTGATTGTTCTTCTAATGTAGGAGTATACACATCATTACTTACGAATGCTACTAGTACTCCGCCTACATACATTTTTAATAGAGTATGATCAACTGCTGATCTATCTCTAACTGTGTCAACTTCCCAGCCGCTTAGTCCTTGTGCATTTTCCCATACAGGTCCTACTAATACTAAATCTGTTCCGTCAAAAAAGTATAACTTATTTGTTGAGTTATTAATCCAAATATCACCAGCAACCATTTGAGGTTGTGTGTTTTGTACTATAGGACCATTTGATTTGAATGCAGAGCCATCATACACTTTTAGTCGTGCTTCTGACGAATCGTACCAAATTTGTCCTGTAATCGGTGTAGACGGAGCGCCAGTACTAGCAAAATTTTCAAGCAATTTTATTAAGTTTTCATTAAATGCTTCGCCAAAGCCAACATAATTTCTACCTATAAGTGTTAAATCGCAGGAAGTAGTGTCTATTTGTCCGTCTACTAATTCTGTTAGTAGTGTTCCGTTTGTTTTATTAAGTTTGTAAGCCATTAATTGTCTTCTCCTGCATAAATTAGATAGTTTAGTGTTACAAACGGATTTAATATATCAAACGGTTGACCAACTGTACTCTGTGAAAGTATTCCGCCTGTACCTGCATATAATGCACCAGTACTAGTACCAATTAAATCAGCATCTTGTACTGTATGATCTGCTGATAAATTTTGTACTGCGGCTGTCGGGCTAATTGCATAAAATTGCGAACCTGCTGCTTCTGCACCTGCTCTATCGTTTACCATATCGTGTTCGTGTTCTGGTAAGTTAGTTATTCCAAGTGTTACTCTTTCTAAACCACTCTTACCACCGTGTTGATCAGCAGCGTCACTATCTACAACATTTGCTGATCCTCTGCTACCCATACTGTCATTACCTAGTGGAAATCTTCCACGCATATCTGGAACAGCAAAATATTGATCTGCTACTCCCTGTTCTGTATCAACATCGCCTTTTGGTTTAAAACTATATCCGACTCTACTAAACAATGAACCAAAAGAACTAATTAAATAGTTTGATCCGTCACATATTAACCACCCTGCAGGCAATGGAATATTAACATCGTCAGTTATTCCTGCATAAGGCATAATCGATCCAACTGGAACAATTGCTTTAATACCTCCTAGTATTCTATCTCTAGGCATTTGAAACAATCCAGCAGGTTTGCTTATTAAAAATAAATCTGTTGCTTCTGATGCAACTGGTTGAGCTGCATCTCCAACTCCTGTATTTGCTGGTGCTGTATTAATAAATGCACTATCAATTACAGTATTAAATGTAACTGTACCTTGCTGACCGTCAAAACTAATATTATTTGCTGAAACATCTCCAGTCATTTGGAATACAGTTGGTGATGACAGTCTATCTGATTGTCCAGATCTACCTGATACTGATCCTTGTACGTCTCCTCGTAAACTTCCTACAAATTCTGTAGAGTATACTGCACTAAAAACTTTATCAGGCTGTCCAATAGTTCTTAAATTATTTAAATCCGGTAAAATTGCTGCTGATACAGGATTAACTGATCCAGTATCTGGATTAATAAGATTTGGTTTACCTATAACTAGGGGTCCGTCTATATCAGCAATGCCGCCAACGCTTAAATTTTTAGCAATACCAGCGCCGCCACTTGTTATAATGCTTCCGCTACTAACACCACTACTATCTGTTAAGCTAGTAACACGTATTTGTTCATCTGTTTGTATTGTTCCGTCAACATCTAATGCATACTGCGGGCTTGGATTGTTAATACCAACCTTTTCAGTACTATCAACAGTTATTACTGTCTTTGTAGTGCCAGCATTATTCATTCTTATTTGTAAATTAGAGCCGCTTATATCGTGCTGTAGTACACCTGCAAACCCATCTACATATAGTTTAAGCTCGTTTGTAAGACCAATATTAACACCTGATGCGTTTTTAACTTTAATAGGCCAATTAGTAGTGTTTTCTGCGTCTTTGCGCATAACATTGCTTGCTGTAATTAACACATCATTTGCTGCAGATAGTCCTGGAACAACTAAATTTAACGATTTTTCTGAAATACCGTTAAACTGCGGTGTTCCGTCACCTGCTATATTGTTTGCTGATAGATTAACCCCAGGTCTAACTCCATTTGGAAATCCTTCTATTGAAGATTTTGGTGTAAACGCTTCACTTGCAATTACGCCAAGTATTTCACCTTTTACTTCAATATATACAACATCGTATTCGTTATTGTCAATGGCAACAACTTTTCCTGGTCGTGTACCAGTTGCTAAGCCTTGTGCAAATTCTGGACCTACTAGCACCCATCCTGAGCCTGCAAACAAGTAAAGTTGTGAGTTGTCTGTATCTACCCAAAGATCTCCAATAATACTATTTTGTGCTTCTGGTGGAAGATTTGATTTTTTTAATCCTCCTGCTGCTACCCAAGTTGTACCATCCCATAATTTAAGTTGATCAACTCCTGGGCTATTGTCGTACCACAGCTGACCTTCTACTGGATTAAGCGGTTGCGTTGAATTAGCAAAATTTTCTAATAGTTTTAAAAAATTGCCAGCAATACTAGCACCGTAAGCAGTTGTATTTCTTCCTGGTAAATCTAAGGAAGTATCTTGGTTAATTGTATTGTCTTCAATAACAATACTACCCTTGTTTACAAAATCTGAATATCTAATCTCGTATGCCATCTATTACACCTCGTTAAAACCGGTTAAACTTTGCACTCTTACAGTGTAATCAATCTGGATAAGTCTATTAAGACTCTTTTGCACAGGATGGAAAATAACGTGTGTTAGTAACCTACCATCTGCGCCACTAGCGCCTGCACTTATTAAGCCTAATTCGTCAAACACATATAAATTTTCTGTATTTGTTGTAGTATCAAAAGCATCTTGTCCACTAGGTTCGCCATAATCTAGCAAACAACTAACAAGAATGTCTGTATAGTTAGTACCACTTACGTGTCTAGTTTCAATTTTGTTTCTTACAGGATCTGTATTATTACTTGCTTGATCATCTACTACTTTAGCAAAAGTTTGATTATACAGACTTGCATTTGTACCAGTTGAGTTTGGAGTTAAGTAAGTAATAATGCCAGTTGGATCTACTGCCGTACCGCCGTTACCAAATGCCATTTTATATATGGGCCCTTGTCCTGCGTTCGCCAACGATTCGGCAAGTGCTATACTCATATTCTCATAATGAATAGCATTTCGTTTGTCTATTAAAACTTCGCCACTTTCAGGATCAGTAATCTTGATGTGTCCTTGTAGTAGTACGCCGTTTAAGTCTTTAAAAGTATCTGTCATTTTATCTTCCTGCTAGTGTATTTATTTAGGTAAGTCAGTTGTTGCTCCGCGGATGAAATTCGCAATTGAATTATCTGCATATCTTAGTTGTTCTCCTGGCAATTGCCACGTTTTTCCAAGTTTTCTTACTACTAATATCCTGCTATTCTCAGCTGGAGTTTCTACAAGACTAACTGTAGCAACATTATCGTCTATTGCTAGTGTAAATTCTGGTTGTAGTACAGTATCTCCTTCTGGGCTATTTTGATCAATAAGTCCTGTTGTTACGTTTCCACTTGCATCAACTTCTTGGAACTGGTATGACGGTATTGCATTTTTACGCAATCTACGTCCACCAACGAATATTTCAAATTCGTTAACTCCTTTAGTTGGTACCCAATCAAGTACCACCTGCGTTGACTCGTCATCTAATGCAATTAACGAAACCATTTGATCGGTATAAGGTATAGTTTCAGAATTACTTTGATCCATACATTCAGTGCCGGCTTCATATGTATCTTTTGGTCCGGTTCCTAATGTTCCTCTATGTAACTGACCTAATGTATTATTAGATACAGTAAAGTATTCTATACGTTCACCTTCTACAAATAACACCCCCGGAACATTAAGTTCTTTACTAGGTTGCGTAATATTTGTTGTATCATCTAGTACTATTGTCTTATCAGTAATATTTAATGGTTCTGCAAGTGTATAAACATTATCTTTGTTCAATCTCTTATAATGAGTTCTGTTAAGCATATCTTTAAACAATCTAAATCCAAACTTTTCGTTTGACGGTGTTGCTGCAAAATGTATAACTTGAACTACATCATTTGTTTCTAATTTTCTAGCAATATGTATGTATGTATCTAATTTTACTAATTTATAGTCTACATTAGGTGTTAACAATTCTCCATTTAAACTTACCCAAACATATGCAGTATCAAGTGCAGCCGATCTTAGTTTAACAAGACCTCTACCTAATCTATGAGCATCATAATAATCTTCGCTGCCAACAGTAAGAGTACTACGAATTACATTTGTTCTTGTTTCCATCTGAATGTCTTGTATTTCGTGTCTGCTAAACTTATACACATCAATAGTATCGCCATCATTTGGAGCCTGTGTAAGTACTAAACTATCGCCGGCTTCAATTAAATCTACTCCCAGTATAGTTTCTGATGTTGCTCCGCTAGTTACACCAGTAACTGGTAAAGTATTATCGTCATCAACTGCTTCAACTAGTCCAGCAAGTGTTCCTACAATTACTAAGTTTCCAGCTGCATAAGACTTAACTACAGCACTATAAACTGTACTATCACCTGTTCCAACGTTTACAGTTTCACCTACTTCAAAAGTACCTGTAACGCTTGCAAGACTTATTCTAGTATTTTGTGAAAATTGATAGTCTCTATTCTTTGGTATAACTATTTCAAGATCATCACCTGTTTCACCAACATTATCAAATAGTACTACTTGACTATTAGCAAAATCCCAGTTATAATCATTAAGTAAGAGTAATTTGTTACCATTTAAGTATACGTCAACTTCATCTGGACTTAAACTACTCGGAGCTTGCTGCGAAGGATCTAACGGGTATTCTCTAGTAGGAACTACATACCAGTGTTGAGTGTAACCTGGGTATAATATTGTATTATTAACTTTAACAATAATATTATGACTCAATGGCAACTTCGTAAATGGTGCTGGATCTAATTGATACCCTACTGTACTACCGTCTCCAACAAATCTATTAACAGTTACTTCACTGTAACGTTGAATATCTTCTTCATTAGTGTCATACAATGCATAAAATATATGTGAATTTTCTTCTGGTGGAACAACAAATTCAATCCCAACCAATCCTTCAAGCTCACCGTAAGTACTATCTGTTTTAAATACTTCAACTTTTGCTGACACACCGTCTACTGTAATATATGATTGTATTCCGTCAATATGAACAACATTAGTTACAAATATTTTAGTATTTCCGTCGCCAGTGAAGTAATCTATATCAAGTATTCTTTCTCCGTTTCCTGCCATTGAAATTATGTTTACTCTATCTCCTAAAGTTAGTCCAGTATTAAGAGTAACAATTTTTAAGTTATAATCAATTACATAATCAGTTTCAACAAGTAACGCTCCGTTTACTTTTACTAACAGTGAGTAAATGTTATGTGGTAGAATATCAAGAGCAAATATTTTTTGTGATTCTGTTGCAACATAATTTCGAGTTGATATTGCGCTGCCGCCAGCTGCTGCTCTGTCATAGACTTTTAAGTCCAGTGTATCGTGTAATTGTCCCGGAACTAGTTCTTCCGGTCCTTTTGATGTTGTCGGAGTAACAAATCCATCACCATCAATATTAATGTCTCCTGCATCTAATCCTGTTGCAGTACCATACTGTAAGTTACCACCTTCAATAAGACTGTCAAAACCAGCGCCACTTGGTAGGAAACTACCGTCACTTGTTGATTTTCTAATAGTAATAGTTGGATCTGAAGCAACGCCTGGTATTGCAGGAATTTCTGGTGATCCTGCTGACAATATGTCTACAACATATCCTGACACACCTGCCAAACTTGGGTCGTCTTGTGCTGGTGTATTGCCGTCTCCAAATATGCTTCTAATAGTAGCAAGTGATGGCTTACTAATAACTGGAGCAATATATGTGTTATGGAAAGCATAACCTAATGGGTTATTTGCTTGAATTCCTGCTTGAGTACGCACACTATCTGCCCACTCAGGAGCAAGACTGCCGCCATCCCATAATTCTGTATATTCAAACATACTGAAGTTTAGCAAGAACAAATACTCTTTTGCTGCTACTTCAAATGCCTCTGAATCTGTTTTCCAATCATCTGGATTTACTTGATAACCTGTGGGATCCCAAAATCCGCCGTCAAATGCTTCTTCCATTGCTGCATATAAAGGACCAGTTGCCCAATCTGCACTAATATAAGAATACAGTTTTATGTCGTCTGTTAGACCGTGCATATGTAGCGTGTGGAATACGTGTTCAATAACTTCTTGTGCGTCTATATCACCATCGCCGTAGCCATCGCCAGTTGAGTTCAAGTACCAAACCATATCGTTAGCAACGTGAGTATCAAACAAGTTTGTTAGGTTCCAACTAATAACGCCTGCGTCAGTTAAGAAGTTTGGAGTATAATCTGCTCCTGCACCTCTAGCTACTCTTTGTAGTGTTGGTAACCCTTCGTGCCAAGTTCCTGTATCACCACTTAGTGTTTGGATCATTGCTCTTTGATACGTTTCGTTAATGCTTGCGCCATTTGGATCTAAGAATAATTCAAACATACGTGCTACTTTTTCTAACCACGCATCTGGAACCGCTGTTTGTCCACCTACTGTGCCAGCACCCATAATTCTTACACCGTTGGTTGTAACTTCACGTTTGAAGAAATCACTACCATCGCCTGTAACATCAATAATTGCACCATTGTTGTATTCCGGATCTGCAACTACTGCCGGTACTGCCGGTACTGCTGGAGTGCCTTCAGAAGCAAAAAATTCTTCCCAGTCATCAACATTTTGTATATTAACTTTATAAACAGGTAATCCGCTTGCATCAGTAGTTACTTCATATTCGTCGCTTTCAGTAGTAAGCGTTTTCATCATTGCATTAGGATTTCCTAATGCAAGTATTGTGGACCCATCATCTGATAGATATGTTTTTGTACTACCATCATAATTTGGATCATCAACTCGTGTAGTGTTTACGTAGACATTATATAATGCCTCTTCTTCTAACGGTTTACTTAATGTAAATGAAGTTGTTAATCCTTCAGTAACAAAACTTTCATCATCAAAGTTTTCATCGTAAGTGTCCCAAGCAGACGTATACCAAGGTTGTGAATCAAATCCTGCATCTTGCCCAAATTCAAACGAACGTACTTCTACTCCGCCATAGTCGACTCCGTCCATTAACTGTCCTAGGTCTTTACCATACTGCCCTGTTTCAGGATTGTATAACAAACTAATTCTGTCTGCAGCATTTAAAAGTTCATAACCTTTATTATATTCTACTTTAATAAGTGTTCCTGCAATCTTACTGCTGTTTAATAAAATATATCCAACTTCTTTTGTATAAGATTTATCACTAACTAGTACTTCTTCATTATTATAAGTAAATTCGCTACTGAGTGCTTCAACATTATTAAAAAATACTCTAATATTAGATCTAGTTAAATCCATTGGATATTTTAAACCTAATTTTAATTCAGTACCAGTGCTTGTAAATGTTTCAGACTCTGGTAAATTAAATAATTCAAAATTTGGTGTAATTCTATCGAATTTTTGTTTTACATTAAACGTTCTAACTTTTTGATTTTTAAGTATTACCGAAACAGTAGGAAGTTTACTATTTTCTGCTTGTGTTCCTATAATAGTAACTGTTGGAGTACTTGTATATCCACTACCTGGGTCAGTAACAACAACCGACGTAACACTTCCGCTACCAATAAATGCTCTAGCTTTAGCGCCAGTGCCGCCGCCTCCAGCAATAATTATCGACGGTGCTTCAGTGTATCCTGTTCCGCCATCTTTTACAATAATTTTATCTATGCCATATGTAAAATTATCAATCCAATGCTTTTGCGGATATTCAGTTTCGTCAAAATTTATGCCCGATAGTACGCCGTCAGTTATTTGTACTTGTGGCGATACTATTTTTCCTAACTGTACACTAAAGAACGGTGATAATTCAAAATCTGTTACAACACTCTGTGTATTATCTGTTTTTTCATATGCAGACAAATATTCTCTAATTTTAGTTTTATATGGTTTAACTTCGTTTGTGTATTCTTCAAAACTAGGCAAGTTATCATTTTGATATGTTGTTTTTTCAATTAATTGGCCAACATTATGTTTTGCTTTAACAAAACTAGTTTTGAATAACCAATCTGCATAATTTTGTTCTGATAATACATATCGCAAACTTGCAAAGAACAACTGGTTGTATTCATTTGCTAGTTCGTCAACAAACAAGTCATCTCTAATAGTTTCTAATATTTTTCGTAATTCTGTTTTTCCTTCTTCAGAAGTATAAGTTTTCTCTAAGAATTTAATAGTTCCGTTTTGTCTAGCAACTGTCTTATACCCTGTTGTATAATCCGGAGTATCAATATTAATAATTTTTTCTAATAGAATCCAACCACCGGTACCAACATTAGATATTTTTACAATATCGCCAATACTATCATTAATAACATTCAATTCATAATAATCGTCTATTAAATAATCAAATGATGTTAACTCGCTGTATCCTGTAGCATACCAATCTTTGTATTCCCAATATTGAGATACATCATAATACTGTTGTTTAGATACTGTCCAACTTCTATTAACACTATCCCAAGCATATAATGACCATATGCCCCCTAGCGTAGAATCAGCACGTACAAGCGCCGTTAAGGGTCGTACAGCAAGGGTAATGTTGTCTTGGTAGTTAGTGCCGCCGTCAATTATATTAACGCTAGATATAGCTCCGATGTTGTTTAAAACAACTTGTAACTCTAAATCTTCGCCTGTACCAGTAACTATAATATTAGGAGGATTACGATATCCTCTACCTGCATTAACTATATTAATTTTAGTTACAGTACCGTCTACAACTACTGCTTCAAGTTGTGCTTGCGTTGCTCGCACCGTACCAACTAGTCTTAATTCAGCCTCAGTATCGATTGCTTCATCATATTGTCCTGACAATAATGTTGGGACTGGATCTTTTTCAGATAATTTTGTAAGATTAAGATTATCAATAGCAAGCTGAGATTCTAATACTCTGTTAACTCTTTCAATAACTTCTTTTAGTGCTTCAACTCTATTAACAAACCAACTCTGTCTAGGTCTATTTAAATTACCGTATTTTTGCTTAACACTTAGTGTTGGATCAGGAACTGGTCTATGATATAAATCTTGTCCAACTAAACTATCAAACCATTTTTGTTCAATTATGCTCTTAGGTCGACTTGTTTCTAACCCATCAGTAATAATTTGATATTCTGTATGAATATTATTATCTTGATTGTCAATAGTCCAATAACGGAAATTGATTGCTGTTTCTTTATTTTCAATTAAGTTGTTACAGTTATAAAGGATAAATCTATCGCTACCAAGTATATTAACAAATTTTAATTTTTGTCCTGAAGGATCTGCAATAATATTTGCAATATCAAAACCGCTGCGTATTCTTCCTTCTACACTTGGAACAATCTTTTTGTTTTTAACCCAGAAATAATAACGCTTGCTAAACGTTTGTGAAATTTTATCATATATGTCTTTTTCAACATACTTGCTATCACCGTATTTTGTCTGTCCACTATATCCTCTAGAAGTGCCTTCATTAGTATCGGCTTGATTATCCCAAGCACTTGGAAGTATTTTTGATTCAACCCATTCGTAAACATCTACACTAGCACCTTTTGCTAATGTATTCCAGATATTTTGTGCAAATGTAATTTTACCTTGTCTGTAGTCTAGGAATTTTACTGTGCTTAAATCCCACCATAACTTTCCTACGTTTTGATCATTCCAGGCTATGAACTTCTCTTTAGTATTTGCAAAACCTACATTATAACTTGCAGGATCGTAATATGTCTTATAAGACAATTCTTGTTCTGCAATTCCTGAAATCTTTCCTTGTAAAGGATCAATTATGTCAAGTCTTGTTAACATTTTGTTTTCAACAGTATTATAAAGGAACGATCCTCTAAATTTCTGCATTGTTATAGGATCAACTGGACTTCTTAGTACACTCCAAGTACTACTATCTGCATCTTTAATATATACAGCAACTTTACCAGAAAGTGTATCGTCAACACTAAGGTTTGGTAATCCTATCATAATAGTGTCATTTTTAACAAGAATATTATCACCAAAATCTTTAACATCAAAATTATTATATGTTAGTCGTTGACCAAATATTAATGAGTCATTTATATTTTCGTATATGAAAACAAGACCACTATCTTCAATTCTTCTTGCATAAGTTGTAAAGCCACCGTCAAATACTGTTTCTCCAACCTGCAATGCACTTCTTGGATCATTAACATACGTTGATCCAGGTTTCTTATTTTGATACCTATCAAAAGTAGTATCTAAAACTATATCACTAGTAGTGCCAGTGACTACTAACTGATTACCGTCAAATCCTAATCTAGAACCAAACCCTTCAGCAAGTTCTTTATTAGGACTGTTTAATGTTTGGGATAAAGTAAATGTTCCGTTAACATTTTTATATACAAAAATTTGTCCTTGTTTTAACTGCTCAGTATTTGTAGAAGATGCTCCAACTGCAATTAAGTTACCATTATCAGATACTGCAATAGCATTTCCAAATCCAGTACTGGTCGCTGGGGCAGTAAATTCTGTTACATATTCAAAATGCGAGTCTTTTAGGCGATAAATTACTAATTTACTAGTTCCGTCGCTGTATTTTGCAATAGTTGCAAAAATACTTCCTGATTCGCTTATATCAAATACAGTACCAAAGTCACTAGTGTTTAAATTAACTATACTTGAGTCGTCTCCAGGGAATACAAACCCAGATGTATTCGGAACATATCCAACAAAATCAGCGTGATCACTAACTAGTTGCCATTTAGAACTATCAAATTCTTCATTGTTTAAATTAGTTAATGCTTTGTAAAAAGAATCTTGATAAATTACAATTTGGTCAACATAATAAGCCGAAGTATTTCTATAAATTCCTTTAAAGTTTTTGTTACGGCCTTGTTCCCAATCATATGTGCCAAACTCGTCTTGACCGTTAATAACAAAATAAATTCTTCCTTTACCTGCAGAACTTACTTCTTGCTTTTCGTCATTTGCGTGTGACTCATTACTGTTAATTGCTAACTTATAAAAATTTTCGTTATTAATTAATTTTACTTGTTTACCTAATTGTCTATTAGTTTCTCTGTTAGGTAAAATATAACCATTAACTAAATCATATTGATCAGTTTCATTATTGTGTTTATATACAAAGAATGCTCCTTCTCTAACAACTGTACTTGCATCTCTGCCAACGTTTATTGGAATATTATTTACTTCTGCCCAGTCATTGTTTTCTGTACTAGGTACTAGAGAAACTCTCGAAGTGCCTGGTTTAAATTCTTCAATCCAAGTTTGATATTCAACACCTGTTATAAATTCTACTTCATAGTCTGCAATTTCATCAGTCTCACTATTAATTGCATAAGTTAATGTAGGCGGAATTGTTAAGTTTTCTGTATGTTGGAATACTGCTAATTTACCTATGTCGTCGTCGGCTAGTTGTCTTGATTCAGTAGTACCAATTCTTGTTAGAACAGCACCAACTTGCTTGTATATAAACATAGAAGCTGGAGCTACACCTGTTATATATCGAGTACCAAATGTAAATGTACCTGCAACATTTTTAACATAAATTCTAACTTGATCACCGTCACGTTGATAGTAAACTACTTCTGCTGTTGCGCCTGTTTCGCCTTCTCTAATAATATCTCCAACTTCTAAATCCAAAGTTAGATCAAACACATCATAATCAATATATCCGTCCCATAAATCTACTGGAACTTTTGTTTGATTTATAATATTGAAAACATCTGTACCAAATCCTTTGTTTGTCAAGTCTGGAGTGTTTCCATCAGATGATGGAAGATCGTTTAAGAACACACCAACATATGGATTAGGAGTAGACGCATTAGCAAATGCTGATGTTGCTTTATCAGATACTGCTTTAGGTATTCTAACAACATAGCGTGAATCTAACACATCAGTCTCAGTAACTACTCCTGCAACACCTTGACTTTTATGACTTAACACTCTAATTAAGTCAACTTCTTTTTGGAATGGTTGGTCAACACCAACAAGTATTTGAACAGGATTATCTAATGCATTTTGTAAGCTACTTTTGTACGGTAATAGTGCTGCACTTTCAGTCCAGGTAGCGTCCGGCGATGAATAGTTGCTAGGATTATAATTATTTTTTACATCTCTAATAACTAATCCGTAAGCATTATCTGTATGACTATTAGTAGTAGTTACTGACTGCGGAAGTGCTATTTCCCAGAAGCCGCCTAGTACACTACTTCTATCAATTTCGTCGTGCAATGGACGTTCATAATTACCAATTTTAAATTGATCGTTAATAAACAATTCGCCTGTTGCATCAAATACACCATTTTTATCGTTAGCATAAATTACAAGTTTACCTAGTTCGTTACGTGAATATACAACTGTAGCGTTACCAGTAGAAGTAGTTACTCTTACGCCTTCATCAACAATTGATGTAACTGCTGAAGGTATAGTATTGCTTGCTACTACTGTCGTTTCTCCGCTAGTATAAGTAATATTTCCGCCACCGTCGGCACCAGTCTTAAATATACCCGAAACATCTATAACTTGTATTACGTTATTATTAATTTGTTTTACTGTTCCTACAACAGTATTGTTTTCTTGCCTTATAGTATCACCAACATTTATAGCATTAGGAAGATTTCCTGCTAGTGTTAATTCTACAGGAATATCAGGAATGTTTACAGGATCTAAAACATAAAATACATCAGTAATCTTACGTCTAATAGTATGAACATCAGACGTTAAAAATGTTTTCCAAGGAACGCCAGGTTCTGTAATATTGCTAAACGGAGTTTCAATTTGTCTTATTGTTCCCTGTATAGTGCCGTCACCTAAATTTAAGTTTCCGGCAGCAGCTCCAATTGGCTGTCCTGAAAATCCTATATTTGCATTTACTCTTTGTAATAATGCAGAATCTTCGTATAACTCAATTTGCTGTGCTGAAATAACTTTAACAAAATATGTTCTGTTTTCTAAGCCTTTAACACCTTGCTGTTGAATAGTATCATACGGAACATTAACATCACTATTATCAAATTGTCCAGTATCTGGTAACACAATGTTATCATTTGGTACGTCGGTAATTATTATCGTATCAGCATCAGACAAACCGTGATCTGTTTGTGTAATTAGTTTCATTGGCGATGTCATATCAATTCCAGTAATATTAACACCAGAATTATTATCATAAGCATTTGATAAATCATTCCAATCTAAATACAACTTGTCTCCAACATTACTTCCTTCATAAGAATCAATTGGAGCTCTTACTAAAATATGATCAGTTGACACTGCTAATGGTAAATCGCCTATTGCAAGTGTAGGGAAATCTGCATAAGAATTATGAACTTTGTATAGTTCTGAGCGCCAGCGACTTGCGCTGTCAAAAGAACCAAATACTATATTATCAGTATTACCTTTTACGCTTCTTCTTGATTTATATAATCCACCTTCATATTGTACAATAGCACCTAATTTATAATCACTTGTAAATGTAAAGTTGTCTTTAAATGCACTTTTAACATATGTTGCCTCTGGAGCACCAACAACAATATATTCTCCATCTGGACTCATTGCAACACTAGATCCAAACTTACTTGTGCCGTTGTCAAAGTTTGTAATTGGTTCTAGTGTTTGGTGTGGTTGCAGTGTTCCATAAACTGTACTGCCATCTTGCTGTCGCTTGTATACGTGAACTTTGCCTTCACTATTTTCTGGAGAGCCAATAGCAACAAAAGTGTTTGTAGTATCAGCAGCAATTGATTTACCAAAACTTGTATTTGATTGTGTTGGATTTGTAACATCTTCATCTAAATCGTATGCAGGGGATGATTGTATTACATTCCATCTACCTTTATCGTCAGCACTATCAATCCAAATCTTTTCTTTAGTTGCAACATCTCTTTGTGCGTACTCATTTGCATCTTCTAATTTAGAAACACGATTGGAAACAAATGTTGTTAAAATTCCTACTGTACTGCCGTCTGATTCTTCTACACCTGTAAAAGCTACATCACCTAAGTCTATATCAATTCTATTTACAGAACTACTTAATACTTTATAAAATCCGTTAAGATCAGTAATATTTTGTATTCCAATAAAGTCGCCTTCTTTAAAGTTGCTTATTTTATCAAGAACTAATGTGCAAACATTTCCATCAGGTATTGCATCTATTATAGTATAGTTTGTATCGATATGTTTGTATACATTCCATTCTTGATCTTCAAATGTTACCCAAACATATTCATTTCTGTCAAAATCTGTTATATCTAAATTTAAAATTTCATCTTTATTAGTTACAATAAAATCAACATCATCTTCTCTTACATATCCAGCAGTTTTAATTGGAGTTTCTTCAACATATGCTGTTGGAAATGGATTTCCGTTATAATCTTTAGGAGCAACATATACACTAGACGGTAATTGACGGTATATTAAATCTGAAACATCATCAGGTATTATACTTGTTAATAATATTGGCTGAGGACTTAATCTAAATTGTTCTTCGTCTAATAAAAATTCAAGTTCTTCATATCCGTCAGCTGCACCGTACTGTCCTGTTCTAACAGCCCACTCTTCATAAAAGTTTAAACTTTCTTTATCTACTGCGCCGAGTGCATCAAACAGTTTAGTCAATGCGTTTTTAGTACCTTTATCAGCAATAAAACCTTGATAAAATTTATACTGACTAACATCGTCATTAATAATATTTGCTAGATAATCACGCTTTTGATAACCAATTAAATGCTGTGCAACTTCTTGCTGACTAATATCAAAGTTATCAGTATCTAAATCGTAGAAGTCTGCAAACTGATTAGTTTTGTATTCTAAATTAGTTAATAGTCCTGGAGTTGGTTTTTCATCCAATCTATACCAGTTCTTAGAAACAAATACTTCGCTACCAGTTATTTTTTTAGTTGCAGTGTAATAGTATTCTTTGTATTTAACTACGTCACCAATTGCATAATCTTTCCAAGGTGTCCATTCTGTTACTACTGCCTGATCGTATATAAATCCTGGAATGTTTAATCCACCAGACCAATCAGCAGTTCTGTATCCTAATACACGAATTCTTTCTTGTCTATAACCAGGTTCTAGATCGTAAATAGTGTCCTTAAACGCTGTTTCATTATCTAAAATTACTACGTGTTCTTTCTGGACTAATGGAAGTTTTATTGCGTAAATTCCGTCAGCAGTATTTTTAACAGTGAATAAAAACTCATTGTCGTTAGTTCTTAAAATATTACAAAATTCTGATTTTAGTTTAGTTCCGTCTGCCTTTACAAGTCCGTAATCATAAAATGTATCAAATACGTCATCAACAACTGCATCACTACGTTTAAACTCAATTCGCTGAGCTGACGGGCTTACTGTAAGTAAGGATCCGGTATCCCAGTTCTGTAAAGTCCAGAATAAAAATTCTTTTGAACTTAATTTCCAATTTTCAATTTGTTCTAAATTACTATTAAAATTGTTAAAAACAAAACCTTGATCTGATAGATGCTCGCCGTATCCTAACAAAAAGTCTACAACAGCTTGACTATCAGGTAGTACAGATCCGTATGGTAATTGTTGTACAAAAGTTTTATCAAACTTTGATCTAAATATTGCAGATCTTCCGCCAGTAACTGGCAAGCTAGGCAATCTAGCGAATTTAGATGTATCAAAGTTTCCAGTACTAGTATGTGTTTCTTTAGTTCTATAATAAGCATTATTATACTCAACTATTGAACTTTCAGTATACCGTTTTCTTTCAGCCCATTGAATATACGAAGCACTAATGCCGCCAACACTGACTATTGGGTCTTTTTCGTTTTTATCAAACTTATAATATTTAAAAGCAGGGTTAGTTACATCATATCCTCTAATAACATATCCTGATGATATTTTTTCTACAACAACACCGCTATAAGTAACAATTTCAATAGGACTACTTGTTTGTAACGTTACATTATAATTTTCTTCTGGAATAAAAACGTTGCCTTCATTTAAAGGTGTTCTAGAATCAAGTATTAAATTAAATTTAGACTTATCAGTGAATCCGCCTATTTTAAATGCCATTTGATTTGTAATACTTTTTATATTATTTTGATAATTTTGATAGTTAACTAAAATATTACTTGCAAGGTAATTTGAAATAAAGTTTATAAATCCAGAACTATATACACGATTAGTAGTTTCTTGCGCTGAGTTATTAGGAAATACTAAGTCTTGAAGACGCAGTCTTTTGTTAGTTTGAGAATAAACTAACTGTCCAGCACTATTTCTAATTGTGCGCAATCTATCAAAACCTAAACCTATAATTTTTGAAGGTTGATTTAAAATCCAAGATTTAAATAACGAGAAAGGATAATCTGAACTTTTCCTCCAAGCAGTTTCAACAGGAGCTTCGTCACCAAACTTAAATGGTTGACGAGTTAAAGCATTTACATAGTCACGAGCATAGCCGCTATCTAAAGGACTTAATAACTCTCCTTGTCCATTAACTGGTAAATTCAAAGTTAAGTTTGGTCTAATGTATTTTTTTAATATTACTTTTGCTTTGTTAGGCTCATTAATTATACCTTTTTCTAAATCAGACCACATAACATCATTATTACTAGTATAAGGAGCAGGCCCATATTGTGATTCCCACCAACTTGGTTTAATATTAAAACCTAACATTTCCCAAGGATGAGTATGCGGCCTATCAGTATCATAAGCCTGATTATATATTGCTCGCCAGTAGCCTGGTAATATTGTTCCAGTTGGAGACGTCATTGAGCTATAGTTATAAGTAAATCTGTCTTCTCTATTATAAAAACTCGAATCAGTATAATCAACATTGCCAACAGTGTTTAGCCAAGATGCAAAATCTTTTAACATTGTGTTGTTTATAGAATCAAAGGATATTCCGGTTGTTCTAGCTGCTCCTGGAATAAAACTATGTATATCAATTAAATTGCTGTTATACTGTACTTTTAAATTGTTATAAATTCTTTTTTCAAGTTCTAGTATTAAGTCATCTCTGTAGTCATTAAACGCAGCAGTAATCGACCCATCGTGACCTTGAATAACTGTCTGGGGTGTTGCATAAGAACTGTCAACAAACATTTTTGGTTCAAATTTTGGATATAAACCTAACTTTGTTGGAGTTGGTGGAACATAAGAACCGTCAGTTGTTTCGAATTCAAATATAGTAATTTTATCAGTAGATTCTAGTGTAGCAGTAATTTCACAAAAACCATCTGCATTAAATGTATAATCCTTATCGTAAGTTAATTGTATATCATTTAAGTAAACGTTAACAGCTAATATGCTAGGAACAGTGATGTCAAATGCTTGTGTAAGTGCATAATATACATTACCTGGTATAGCATCATAGTCAAGTCTTCTTGCTGCGCCAGTTGGAACCATATCACTAAAGTAAAATGGTAAGTTACTTGTTTTGTTTTTGTTTAACTCTTTAAAAATTAAATCAACGTGTGCTTTAGGTGTACCGTCAAATCCTAATCCTAATGATGTTTGTAAAAATAATCTTTTAAATTTTGCATATTCTCTTCTGGCAAAATCCATAGATTTAATAATATTTGCACTTTTATCTGTAATATGATAAAGTGATAAATTAGTAGGTCCACTATGTTGCAAGAATCTTCTACCATACTGTGAAGCGTTACTAATATCACGTAAGTTTCCTGGTCCAGGATAAGTTCCAAAAAACTCATCTGTTTCTTGTACTATAGTAGAAACGTGTTCGTTAACTTCACCTAATGTAAATGTTGTTACATCGTTGTTTAATGGATTGCGTTCTAAGTTTCCAGCAATTTCATATATACCATTTTCATTTTTAGTTGTAGCAGAACGTGTTCTTAGTACTACAATATCATTTTCATTTAATGGATTATTAAATCTTACTGTTGCGGTTGTTCCTATGTTTACAATTTCATAGTCTGTGTTAACAAATTTAAGATCGTTATTTACTGTAATTCGAATATTTAAATCTTCAAGTGTACTACTATTGTTGTATACATCTACTGCAAAATCTGTTTGATTTGTATTAGCAACATACTGACGTAACACACGCTGAGTGCTTTCAGTATTTGCTTTGATCCATCCGTTAACACTATTGTAATTATTTCTAGACGAATAGTTATGTAGCACACATACATCAGTGCCTTGTGTTACTGTTGCTAAGGATGTATCTGTATATGTAAACGTGTCTAACAATAAATCAAAGTTAAAAACTAGATCTCCAATATTTTGTATACTTTTATACGATAACGGAAATCCTAATTCACTGTCGGCAATTCCAGTACCCGCTTTATAAGAAAACAATTTAGTTCCGCTAAATGTTGAATTAGGATACATTGTTGAATCTGAGTAGCTATCACCTACATCATCAAATAGATCAAATAGTGGCGGCTGATTAACTTGTGTTTTTTCTTGCGTTAAATTCCAGGAAGTTCCGTTGTAGTAAAACATTTTTCCTTGGTATGCTTCACCTTGTAATGCTAAAACTGTTTCGTTTTCTAAAGGAATAGAATCAGACTCTTCAACTAAACTTATTTGCCTACGACCTTTATGTGTGACAAATTTAATTTTATAAATTTTACCTGCTTCGCGAATATCTTCGTCAGCAGTAAACAATACACGCATTCCATTTACAAGATCTATTCCGTCAACATTATATCCTAAAGATCCTTCAATTATAGAAAATATATCTTTAGTAAATGTATCAATAACGTCCACGTTCTTTTTGTTGCTTGTTCCAAAATTAAATAATTTTAATCCTGCTTCAAATTCAACAATTGGTCTAGTAGCTCTAGCACTTTGGTCAGCACTTACAGTTTGTCCATTTGCTATTGCAGATGCTTCAATTACATCTTTATGGAACCATCTATTATATCTAGTCCACATATTTTTATCAAGACTTCCGCGATTAATTACGATATAATCTTTTGCAGTTGGGTATCCGTTAGCATTTGCAAATGGTAATCTATCAAATGCATTTGTATCAAACGGAACGTCTTTATTGTCTGCATACGATCCAGGAATTTCTAAACTAGACTCTTTTATTAATTTAATAGAACTGCCAACGCCTTCTACATACCAATCACCTTCTGCATACTCTGCAGGAGTTACAAATCCTGCAAAAGATATTTTCATACCATTTGAAAGTACTGTGCCTTGAGACGACTTATATGTTGTTTTACCTAATACTTCTTTTTCGACATCAATTTCTGTATTTTCTTCAATATCTTTAATTTGTATTAGACCAGTATTATTAATATCATTTTCAGCAACATAGTATAATACTTCAGGAGTAGAATTACCAACTGTAAATGTTATTTTTCCTTTTTCTACGCCTTGCGCACTCACCCCATCATCATAGTTAAAACTTTCTTCTAACGTTCTTTTTGTTTTAATAGTAATTGGAGTACCGGTTGTATCTACATCAAATGTATATGTTTGACCTCTATACAAAATTAGTGTTGGATTATTAACTAATTCATCTGTACTAAAACTATATGTAACATTGTCTACATTATTAATAAGTTTAACAGCAATAGTACTTTCAACACCGCGTTCTTGTCCTGCAATTCTTACAGTTTGCGGACCATATGGTAACCAATAATACTCACGAAAGTTACTAAACTTATCCCAATCAATATGAGGATTCCACGCATAAAATTCTTGTGAATTTAATATATCTTGATTTTGAACGTTACCGCCAAAACTACTAATTTGATTTAAGTAGTCATTGTAATCTTTATAAAAAGTTACATTGTCTAAATTGTCTTTAATTATTGTTGCTGGTTCAAACTGATAGTTTTCTCTGTTCGTTGACACATCGCCAACGTAGTTGTCGTCGGCATTATATGCTTTTGAAATTTGTCTGCCGTAATAACCATTTAGCTTTTCAGCAACTCCTGGTTGAGTAAGCTGATCTAATGTTGCTTGTAAAAACTTTTTATTCGTTTCTGTTCTAAAAAATCGAGGTAGTAAAGATTCACTTTTTCTGTTATTATTACCTTCTGCTGGCAACGGATATTCATTCTGATCGTTGTCGTATGACATTAGTAACTTAGTCCTCCACTTGATGAGCTACTGCTTGAGATATTGCTCGAGACATTGCTTCCTGAAGCACTAACTACTCCTGATGCTTGTGTTGCATCAGCATATATTGCTCCAGTTGCTTTTAATTTTGACGCTGTTAATGACGATACTACTTCTATATTTTCTACAGTTGCAGAGCTAATAAACACTTCGTCGGCTTCACTTCTTACTTCAAACATACTACCAAAAGATAGTGATTCTTGTATTGGTACAATTACAAATGCTGCAAGATCAGGAGCAAGTTGTGTCATTACATAATTACTAAGTTCTGAAAAGTAAAATGTATCTCCAAACTCCCAATTTTCAATTGCAAAAAATTCATTTATTGCTGCAATTACATTAGCTTTTAATTCGTTTTCGTTTACAACTCTATCCGGGTTTTTAACTATTTTAAACATTGCTTTTAAATCATCCGATGCTTCAGTACCAAATAGTACTTTGTACTTAACCGGATGATAAATTACTTCATCTGATATCGACTTAATTTTATTAATTTCTTCTCCAAAATTAACATATAAAGTATCTGAACTAGGTGCTAGTGGTCTAGTATCTATTGCTCCTTGCAAATACTGTCGATATAATGTATCGTATTGCTTTGTAAGCATATATACATCAATAATATTAGAACTACTAGGATCAATTCTACTACTTTCGTCAGCAGCGTGTTCGTATTGGAAAATAATTTTATCTCTTCCTGAATATGCTCTATAGTCAACTGACAATTCTAATTTTTCTGTTGTTACATTATAAACTTTGAATATGTTTTTATCTATCTGATAGAAAACAGAATTATCAGGATAGCTACCTATACCATTATCAGTTATTTCTGCTTCGTTATCTACTACTTGTATGTTTTCAGTTGTTTGATCAACATATCTAAAATCGTCAACATTGTCAGTTGTAATATATTTCTTTAAGAATATATATTTCTTACTTGCATTAGTAGTAATAAATTTGTCAAATATTTCTGGATCGTCAACTACGCCGTCATCGTCGCTATCAAAAAACCCTACTTCTATCTTCTTAGAATCAACATAACCTTCGCCGTCTCTATATTCTTTAACAATTTCCCAATTGAACGGAACTGTAAACGGTGTTAAGGCATATCCGCTGGCGTCTGGTTGAGTATTAATAGACATTAACGATATTTTGTCTTTTATAATTTGATTAGTTAAAGGATCATATACTTTATCTGAACTATCATAATAGAATCTTATTTCTTTATCACTTTCAAATACATAACGCTGACCTCTATAGGTTATTGTATATGTTTCGCCGTTGGTTTGAAATAATAGTACCCAACTTGCATCTAAGTTTTGATTAGATAAATCTCCAGTTTTACCAGTACTAAAGTTTGAACGTATATCAAGATCAGCTTCTAATATAACACGCCAAGTATTTGTTTGGAAGTCATATCGAAGTCCAAATGTTTTATAAGTAAATATTTGGTCAATTATTTGTGTTTTAATTTGTGTTTCTACTTCTGTAGTAAACAACGGTTTAATTTCTGTTAACTGAGGAGCTGTTGTTATATCATTATTAATAGGACCTGGAATAATATCGTTTAGAACAATAGCACCTTGTCCGTCATTTGTATTGTTAACTCCAGAACCACTAACGCTTACAACTTTAGTCCATTTATAAGTTGTTGCACCAGGATGATCTGCAGAACCTGCCATTATAGTTCCATCAGGCATAAAATGATATCCGGACGGAGCTTCAAATTTAAGCATTGCTCCGGGTTCCAAGTACTGCAACGTTGATGCTGTAAATGTTCCTGTTTTTAATTTAGAAAAATCTGCATCTGTTAGATAACCTGTAGTTATATTTTGCGCTCGGGTAACTTGATTCCATCTTGCTCCAATATCGCTAACTAATATTTTTGCAAACTGTGCATAGTAAAAGTTTTTAACTTTGTAGTCTTTTAAAATTCTTTCAATTTGAGTTTTAATAATACCTTCAATATCTGTCTTTGTATTAAATGTAAATGTCTCTTTATTTGTTAGCGTTTGTGTATAAAGTATTCCATCTTTACCGTATAAGTTAGTTTTACTGTATTTTCCAGTTGCATCTAGCAAATCGTAATATCGTGATATTCCGCTTGACGTTCTGTTTACACTTTTTACTTTTATAATTTCTTGACTAACTGCTAGTGGTGCTATCTGATAATCTTCGCCTGTAACCATTCTATTTTGTGTATAGTATGTTGCAGGTGCATTTGCTTTTATTTCATTATTTGACTCGGAAGTAGTACCATTGTCAACAGTGTATTTTAACGCTAAGCCAATTGTAAGTTTTTCGCTTGTTCCTGTTTTACTTTGATAAGGAATGCTAATTGTAATATTAATTAATTCGTCTGGAGTAATGACGTAATTTCTATTATCACTAGTTCTATAATATATTTTAAAGTTTCCTTTTGGTAAAGATCCAAAAGTTCCGTCACTAAAAACTAAACTAACTCTATCTTCAACACGAGTTAATACACTATAAATGTTTCTAATATTTTTACTTAAACTATTATACACAATATTGTTGCCTTCTACAGCATCAACCTTTGTCCATAATTCTGATTCGTTGCCAAGGTTATCTAATTTATATAACCAAGTATCTGAATTGTTAACATTAATTGCATCAATAGCAACAACTTGATTAGCACTTGGTTTAGAAATATTAAAATCGCCTTGATCTAATCTTCCTTGTCTAAAGTGTGCAAAAAATCCTGTGTTATTTGATCCAGCACCCTGACCGTCATCTCTATACAAAAACGCAAAATTACTTCCTGGTAGAGGAGCTTCTTCAATAATGTTTCCAGAACCGATATCAGTACTAACTATTTCAAACTGTGTAGACTTACCGTCTACACTTTTACTAAAGCCAAATACTGGAATATCAGTGTTTGTGCCATTTACTCTATACTGTTCTGCACTTATACCATTAACTGTATCAGTTTTGTTTGGTCTTCCAAAAACTCCATTTGCTGGTAGTGCTGAATTTAATACTTTAACAAACTGCTCGTACCAGTCTTGATTTGAAATATCGTTCCATACAATAGTCTGTCCTGATAAATTAGTTCCGTTAGAATCAAATAAATCTTCAGTTGTACTAATTGTTTCAAACTTTAATAATCCGTTAGATGCTTGATTACGTTTAGGATTATAGGAAAGCAATCTTGCTAAACGTAATACGCTTTCACGGCGTTCTGCTAATTCTAAAAAGTTTTCACGGGCATTTAAATCAATTCGAAAACTAATATTTTGACCTAAGAAAGCAATAAGATCAATTAATGCCAAGTATTCACTTGACTCTACATAGTCATTAAAATCTTCTGGATAGTTTTCTCGTAAATATGAGATCATTGTTCTGCGAAGATTGTCAAAGTCATAGCTTTGAAAATCCGCATTGCGGAATGACTGGTAAACACGCTTCCAATCTTCTGCTAATAATAGTCTGTTTTGTCTGTCGGTTGTTGACATACTTGCTTTCCTTTATGTGTAACAGTATTTATTAAGATTAGATAAGTGCGTATATAATTCTTTAAGTTAAAATTGAGTTATCTTCGTCAAATCTCATACGCATACTTTCTGAGATATTATACGGCAAATACAGTAATGTACACTCTATCATAATGCCGCTTTCGTATGTATCTACAGTAACTTGTTCTACTTGAACACGTGGATCATAATTAATAATTTCTGTAACGTTATTTGCTATTGCTTCTCTTAAAAGTTCGGTCATTGGTTCAAAAATAACGTCCCAAATAATAGTTCCAAATTCAGGATTCTCAAGTTTTTCACCTACACGAATATGAAAGTGATTAATAATATCTTGCTTTATAAGAGCAATGTCATAAAGATTAAAACTAGTATTTTCTGGATTTGTTGTTGAAATGCCTCTGTAAGCACGACTTTCGACTGGGGCGGAAGGACGTTTATTTCCTTTTACTGTTACTTCTTTGTATAATTTTTTTTCTTGTGTGCTCATAACGTATTTACCCTCTATTGTGGACCTGCCGCAGGATCTACACGATTACCTGCTTCAATGTTTGTTCCTGCAGGTTCTGTTGTAATACTTGCTACAGGAGTTAAGTCGCCAGTTATAATTTTGCTTGCAAAACCTCTACCAAGTCCAATACGATTAGCAGTCTCTTTACCGCCTTGATCAGCATAACCAACTGCTCTACGGAATTGTTGTCCTAAAGCACCGAAGTCATAACTGCTCCAAGTTACCTTTTTAGATTGAATGTATGCACAAGCAATTCTTACAGCAATTTCAGGATCATTAACTAAATCTGGATTTTGAACAATTTCAGGGTGTCCTGCTTTAGGGCCATATGTTTCGTAGTTACCTTTAAACGTTAACTGTATTAGTCCTCTACCACGGTACTTGTAGCCTTCGTTTTGTGCGTTGCCGTATCGATTTCCGTAAATAGTGTTACCAATAGCAGCAGGACCTGCTGCTGCAAGTTCTTGTGCAAACGCATCTGTTTTAACTCGCGTTGGGAATACTCTACGTAATGTACTTGCTCTATAATTTAAGTTTTCACTTCTTGGTTTGAATCCACATTCTGCTTGTATCTGTGCCATTGCCATACCAAGTGCTTCTGCATTACCTGGAGTTTCTCCTTCGGCAAGTCTATTAGGATCTGCTGATTTAAGTGCATTTGCTGGATCTAATCCAATTTTCTTAATTAATTCATTTAAGAAAAATTGTTGCAATAATGTAACTTCAACCGGTTTGGCAGGTTGATCTCCTGTAGGTCCTACTTGTCCAGGTATAACTGTTTGAGGACCATTTAAATTTGCTGCACTAACAGTTGCTCCGCTTGCAGCGCCAGCACTTGTAGTTAAGTCACTATCGCTACTTAGTAACGGTGTAGATTCTCTTAATGCTGGACTCGGAGAACCGCTTGCTTGTGTAAATCCTGGAGTAAATGTTCCAGGGTCTAAATGCTCGTGGCCTAGCCACGGCTCGTGTACTGGAACACGCACAGGCCACAGAGCAGGGGCTGCAACTTGTGCTTGAGCTGCACTTCCTGCCGTTGCTGCTTCAGTCGCTGCTGGACCATTCATATGAATTTCAGTGGCTGTTTCGTTATGATTGCCGCCACTCAGAATATCTGTATTTCCGCCTGCTGTGAAATAATTATATCCTCCAGTGTTTAAGTCTAAATTTGCCTGTGTATCTTTTCTGTTACCTTTAGTATTAATGTCTAGTGTTGCGTTATTTGTAATAGTATGAGCACCAGTTACAATTAAATCTCCAGTAGCGCCAACAAATATTTTCTGTGATGCACCAACATAATGATTTTCATCAGCGCCAATCTCCATATTGTGTTTGCCGCCAACTTTATAGTCACTGTTATTACCAACAGTAAGTTTATAATCTCTACCTGCATTATAGTTAATATCACGTGCCGCTGTCATATTAATATCTCTGTCAGCACTTATATTAAGATCATTTTGAGTCCTAATACTAATACTGTCTTGTGCATAGATATCAATTTTGCCATTGGCAGTCATTTCTATCCAAGAACTGCCTGTTGCATTGCCAATATAAATTAAGTCTTCTGAATTATGTAGAAGAATTTGATGACCGGTGCGTGTTCTAATCCTAAAAGATTCACCTTTAGGTAGTGTCTTAATGCCGGTAGTTGCTTGAGGGTCAGCAACTACATCAGTATATAACATTGCGTCTTGTCCAGCGAAACTATTTCTTAAAAATTGTTCGTCGCCGTCATCCATAACAATACTAGAACCACCTAGTATACTTGTAAATGTTTGTGTACTATACTCCTTTGGGCCAACTGAACTTTTAGGAGCTCCGTTTCTTTTGTCTCGAGGACCCGGAGTACTAATACCAAATACACTACTAGGTAAGTTTCGTCTGCTAGTACTATTAGCAGGGCCTCTAATATCGTCATCTACTAGACCTTGTCTTCCAAGTATAGTATAAAAATCATTATTAACAGGTTTAATATATTTTGAAGGATCGTTTCCAACGCCAGATG